CAATTGGTTTAACAATTGGTACTGGAGGGGCAGGTGGCTTAGGTGGGGGCGGTTTAGGCGGAGTCATACCTGACATCAAATATAGTTGATCTCTAGTGTAATTAAACATGCCAGCGCCACGATCAGCATAATTGTATAAGGAAGATCTATTAACTTTTATGTTGTGATTAGTTTCAATTTCTTTAGCTCGTGCCATATCTTCTTCAAACCCGTCTGGTCTAATAGGCACAGTTACACTAAATTTTTTATTTTTATTTTGAAATGTATCAATAATATATTTCATTAAATTAGGATTTTGCCAATAATGATAAGTTAGAATTAAATTATCAACATATGGCTCAATCGCCCACCAGTCCATCCAAAGTTTACCACCATTAGTGTTTAATGTTAGACTTGTACCATTGGTTCTACACAATTTTAATAATACAACAATATCATCCATATCCAAAGGCTCGCCGCCATTGAATGTCCAATTTATTTGTCTGCCCATTGTAGTGTATGCATCAATTAATAAATTGGCTACTCGGACATAATCTTTAGTTTCATGTGGCTCAGGTCCTCCCCGTAACCTTGTGGGACAATAACTACATTCTGATTTACAATAGTCGTTAAGATCCCAATGTATATCGGTTATTAAATTATTCATATGGTGTTGACAAACCTAAATATAAGTATTATACTAATAACAGTATTTAATCTAGGATTAAGATGGACGCAAAAACAAAAGAAGTAATGGATATTTTGCAAGAAGAATGTGCAGAAGTAATCCAAGCAGTAAGTAAAATTAGCCGGTTTGGTATTGATAACTTTAAACCAGGTAAACCAAAAACAAACAGAGAGCACCTTGAAGAAGAATTAGGCGACATGTTAGCAATGATCGATATCTTAAAAGAAATGGGTGTAGTGTCAGGGGCTTGTTTAGAAGCCGCAAAATATGCTAAAATAGAAAAACTAAAGAAATGGTCAAACATATATGAGCAAAATTAAGGTCGCAGAGTTATTTTATAGCGTACAAGGAGAAGGTCGCTATATGGGCGTGCCGTCAGTGTTCTTAAGAACTTTCGGCTGTAATTTCCGCTGTGCAGGATTTGGTATGCCACGTGGCAAACTAAGCACAGAAGCAGAAGACATCGCTACTGTGGCTCACATGTTTACAAAATATGAAGAGTTGCCGCTAGTGTCAACTGGTTGTGATAGTTACGCTAGTTGGCATCCTGACTTTAAAGATCTGAGCCCTATGTTAACGTCAGATGCCATCGCCGAACGTATTATGGGAATTATTCCACACGGTGAATGGAGAGATGAACATCTTGTTATTACAGGCGGAGAACCGTTGTTAGGTTGGCAACGTGCTTATCCAGACTTGTTAAATCATCCTAAGATGCAAAATCTTAAAGAAATTACTTTTGAGACCAACGGTACTCAACAATTAACCGACGAGTTTAAACAATATCTACATACATGGAAATATCATAGCGATAAAGATTTTTGGAGAGAAATTACTTTTAGTGTAAGTGCTAAACTTCCAGCAAGCGGCGAATCATGGGCAGATGCTATCAAGCCCGAAGTAGTTTGTAAATATGAAGAATACGGTACAGTATATTTGAAGTTTGTAGTATCAACAGAAGAGGATGTTAAAGATGCAGAACGAGCAGTTAACGAATTTAGAGCGGCTGGCTTTACAGGTCACATATACCTTATGCCTGTTGGCGGTGTTGAGTCTGTATATACTCTCAATGCTAAATCTGTTGCCCTTGCCGCAATGAAGCGCGGGTGGAGATATAGCGATAGACTGCAAGTTCCATTGTTTAAAAATGAGTGGGGTACTTAATGAAAAATTTTGTTAAAAAGATTTTTGGTATTGATAAAATTGAAGAAGAAGCTAAGGCCGCTCAAGAAACTGCCAAAAAATTAGAAGAAAAACTTACTGAAATAACAAAGACTCCAAAAGAGATTGCTACAGAAAAGAAAGAGCCTTGGGTAGCAGTATTGGATACTCACGTCAATCCAGAAAACATTCGAAATGGATTCTTTGAGCTTGATTGGAATGAGTATTTTGTGTTACAATTACGTACAGCAGGATACATTGGTGAAACAGATGAAGCAGTTGTTGATGAATGGTTCACCGAGCTTTGCCGTAATGTTGGAAGTGAAGAAGGGGTTGATATGAGTCGCCGTGGAAGTGGCTTTATCAATGTTAATAATTTAGGTAATGGTAAAACGGAAGTTAGTTAATGAATAAAACATATATTCTCGTAGACACAGCAAATACATTCTTCCGTGCTCGCCACGTTATTCGTGGTAGTTTAGAAGATAAAGTAGGTATGAGTATTCATACTGTTTTAGGTAGTGTACGAAAAGCATGGAAAGACTTTAAAGGTGACCATGTAGTTTTCTGTTTAGAAGGTCGCTCGTGGCGCAAAGATCATTATCCTCCATATAAACGACAACGTGCTGAAGGTCGTGCGGCAATGAGTCCTAGCGAACAAGAAGAAGAACGTGTATTTTGGGAAACATTTGATCAATTTAAAGATTTTATTACTACCAAAACAAATTGCACAGTATTACAGCATCAACAACTTGAAGCAGATGATTTAATTGCAGGCTTTATTCAAGCACATCCAGATGATAACCACGTGATTATTTCGACAGATGGGGATTTTGCACAATTGATTGCACCAAACGTCAAACAATATAATGGTGTAATGGAAGTCACTACAACACACGAAGGATATTTTGATGCAAAGGGCAAGCGTGTTGTTGATAAGAAAACTAAACAAGAAAAGCCTGCTCCAGATCCCACTTGGTTACTTTTTGAAAAATGTATGCGTGGCGATACTTCAGACAATATCTTTAGTGCGTATCCCGGCGTTCGTACTAAAGGAACAAAGAATAAAGTTGGCCTACAAGAAGCATTTGCTGATAGAACTTCAAAAGGATATTCTTGGAACAATCTCATGCTCCAAAAGTGGACTGATCACGAAGGTGTCGAGCATCGTGTGTTAGATGATTACATGCGAAATGTATTATTGTGCGACTTGTCTGCACAACCTGATGATATTAGAAAGTTAATCGACGATACTATCAATACTGCCACAACAGCAGAAAAGAATATTCCGCAGGTTGGTGTTAGATTACTAAAATTTTGTGCAGAATTTGATATGCAAAAGATTAGTGAACAAGTAACAAGTTATGCAGAGCCATTAAATGCGAGGTATGTATAATATGACAACAAATGCAAAAGTATTAGTTCCAGAGAAAGAATGGTTAATTAAAAGTGGAGATACCAAGATTGGTTCTATTTCCAAAGTTAAAAAGGGGTACCTGGTTCTAAATAATGGTAGAGCTATGCCTTTTAAGACATTGGCCGAGGTTAAATCTGCTGTAGGTATTGCATTGTTTGAGGATAGTATCAAGAAAATCAAAAAAGATATGCCTGATACTGCTGGATTTAGTATATACGACTATCCATGCAAAACTAAACCATTTGAACCATTATACAATGTTCAAAAGAAATTACCGTTATATACAAAACGTCCTAAAAGTAAAAGTCAGCATTGTGCAGGACATTATATTATTAAATTTAGTAAGGGGTGGGTTCGAAGTTTTTGCCCTAAATTAATCACTCTTGAAAGATATCCATATGGCGGTCCTTGGAAAACTGAAGAAGAATCAAGGATTGCACTTAGTAAAGCCAATAAATCATGACTACATTAAACACATTACCAATTGAAAACTTTCTAAACCTTACAAGAATTGCTATTAAAAGCAATCAAAAGTCTGTTACCTTATCAATTAAAGATGCAACAGACTTACAGAATAGTCTTTCTTTAGTTATGACACGTCTAGCTAGCGGACCTTCTACCAGCGATGAAACGATTGTAATTAAAATGGACGGTGGAAGTTTTAACAGTTTTTAATAAATATATACGCACTTATGGAGCGTATATGAGCAGACCAAAGCCCAATGTATTATTAGAATTAACCAATAAAAAGACTTATAAAACTGAACAAGTTCTAGAAGCCGAGGCCATTTGGGCAGTTTTTTATAAAGACAAACCTATTAATTTGAAGACTGGTAGTATAGTAGTACAAAAAGTAGGTCCAAAGTATAAAAAAGTATCGTTTTCAAATGCTGGTCACGCACATAATCTTGCAGAAAAACTTAATAAACAGTTCAATTGTCAAGATTTTTCTGTCTTTAAATTGGTTACTGGTGAGAAGTTAACCAATGAATCAGAAGATTGAAATAACCAAATACATTGCAGAGCAATTTAATTTACCCACGGATGATAAATCCATAAGAAAATTGATATCCTCTTGGTGGTATAACCCACGAAAAAAAGAAAAAGGCGGATTACGGTTAACGGACGAAGGGTTTGCCAGATTAACCGCACATATCAAAGCACATCAAGTCATGTTTGATGAGCCAGTCGAATACACTAGCCAATTAATTATTTGGTTAGACCAGTTTATCAACTGCCCATGGTATGTAACCAAAAAAGAAATCTTTGTTTTCAACGAAAACATGGCAATACAATTAGTGTTGTTTTCTGGTAACATCACTAGATTTACTGCGGCAAAAGCTAAAAAACCTAAATTGCCCACTTGACAATCACACAAGACCGCTGTATAATTAATACATATTGAAACAGTACAGTACAGTTCAATATTTTTTAAATTCACAGAAAGATTGATCATGGCAGAGCAAATTAGTTCAAATCGTACAGTTACACCTAACGAAGCTAAACGTAGCCTAGAAAAGTGTATTAAAATTCAACGTCCCGTGTTTATGTGGGGCCCTCCAGGTATTGGTAAATCCGATATTGTTAAACAAATTGGTGATAAGAACGATCGTGAAGTTATTGACGTTCGTTTGAGTTTGTGGGAACCTACTGACATTAAAGGTATTCCTTATTACAACTCTACAGCAAATACAATGAGCTGGGCACCTCCAGCAGAATTGCCCACTGACCCAGAGTCTACTGCTATCTTGTTCTTGGACGAACTTAACTCTGCGGCTCCTGCTACACAAGCGGCTGCTTTCCAGTTAGTTTTGAATCGTCGTGTTGGTACTTATGTACTGCCAAAAGGTGTTAGCATTGTTGCCGCAGGTAACCGTGAAACTGACAAAGGTGTTACTTACCGTATGCCTGCTCCGTTGGCTAACCGGTTTGTTCACTTGGAACTGAAATCCGATTACGATGACTGGTTGGAATGGGCTGTTAACAACAAGGTCCATGAACAAGTTGTTGGTTATGTTGGTTTTGCAAAACAAGACTTGTATGACTTTGATCCTAAGAGCTCAAGCCGTGCGTTTGCTACTCCACGTAGCTGGTCATTTGTTAGCGAATTGCTTAAAGACGATGACTTGCCAGAAGGCACATTGACTGATTTGGTTGCTGGTGCAATCGGTGAAGGCCTTGCTGTTAAGTTCATGGCACACCGCCGTGTTGCTAAACAAATGCCTAAGCCAGAAGATATTTTGAGTGGCAAGGTTAATAAGTGTGATATCAAAGAAATTTCTGCGATGTACTCTTTGACTGTGTCCATGTGCTATGAGTTGCAAACTGCCGACCAAAAGAAAGCCAAAGATTGGGATTCCCAAGCTGACTGCTTCTTTGGATTTATGATGGACAATTTCCCAACAGAATTGGTTGTTATGGG